CGGCGAACGCCCTTCGACCACGACGCGTCGGACAGCACACGAAGGGGGCGGCGAATGTACCAGCGCAGGTAACGTTGGCGCAACCGAGACGCCATCATAAACCAGTTGTTGGTGTCGGTCAGAAAATCCCAGACATACAGCGTGTAACGTCCACGGTGCATGTTCTGGTCGTTGTCCTGACTACCGGGCTTGAGGGTCGACTCCAGCAAAGCGTAGCCGTCTTCCTCTTGCTCATTACTAACGAGGATCTCATTCGGGATAATGCCCAAGATCGTGGTCGACTCGTAACCGGTAATGTCGCGCATAACCTGACGAGTCGTCTTGACGCCCGCATGAGTCAACGCGTTGGTTCCCGAGTTGCTCTGAGAGTTGCCGGAATCGGCGTTGAGGTGCGCGGCGTTGCACAAGGACAGTGCATCCTCACCTTTGTACGTCGCGCCTGCGAACGCATCGTTGAACACACCCGCCGCGAGACGCTCGTAGGTCTGCGCCGCAACCGCTCCGAGCTGTTCGCCGAAATCTTGGGCCAGGTCCCAACGGTCGTCTTCGAGGTATTCCTCGGTAAGCTCCAACACCTTACCGCGGGTGATGTGCACGAAGACCTTTTGAAATTGCTGGATAACCTGGTCGGTCGACATTTCAGCGCCTTCGTTCTTGACTTCGAAGTCGCTAAGCTCCCCGAAGCTCTGCACGGTTTCGCGCGGTCCCGTCGAGGGTCGGATGTTGTAGAGCGATGGCATGATCATCGACTCCATGAAAAATTCGGCGGTTGCAACTTCGGTGACCGCTTCGTCGATCGCGCCGTCAAGGGCTGAACTATTCATAACTGCCATGGTTTGTTTCTCCTAAATTCGAGTTCGAGTTCTTAGCTCAGATCCCCTGGGTTAAATGTGAAGATACTTCGCCTGAATGACCGGGAATTGACCCTTGGACAAGTACGGGGTGACCGCTCGAAGGTCTCCGTACAACACGAAGTCTCCGTCGTCGGAACCGTCGGAAATGTCCAGTTCGTTCGCGTCCTTCATATCGGCGCGACCAAACAAGCTGATCCCTCCCGCACCAGAACCCGCACCTTCGAGCACGGCAACGTCGCTCGCCGTGGTCAGGGCGGTCTCGAACGCCCGGAGAACGGTGATCACCTTGGAAGATTGTACGTAGTCCTGACACACGTTGATCTCACCAATGCCCGGGCCCGCGTCAACGTACATCAAGGCGGCGTTTGAGTCGTCGTCGGCGCCGAACCCGGTTGTGCCGGTGACGCTAGGCGTCGCGGCGGTATACGCGGCCACGTCCTCGGTCGAGAAGTTAGCCAGCGCTACGAGGAACACCGGAGCTCCGGGGGCAACGAGCGCCTTGACCGGTACCAGGGTGTTCCACTTGCCGCCAGTTCCGATCTTCGAAGCGTCGAAGTCCTGCGGATGCGGGAACGCCGTCGAAGCCGCGGGGGTCGTAATAGACTCATGAATTTGAAACAAGGGTGGGGTATCGCCGTCGGTTGCTTCGGTCACAGTACCGAGCGAACCGAGGTGCGCCATGTTGCCGCGCGTGTAAGACGTGCTTACGGCGCCCGGAAGGTAGAAAACTTCCTCTTGGCTGGTGTAGCGCAAGAGTTGAAACCCTTGGGTTGCGGTTGCGGTAAGAGTCACGGCTTTGTCTCCTGAGTTACGAGCGCCCGTCGAAATTGTTAGACAAGCAGAGCGGGCACTGTGACTCTGCTGTGCGGTCGTCGATCGTGAAGCCGCACTGAAAACAATTCAGTGCGAGATCGTCAAAGTTGTTGGGACTTCCGGTGTCGCGTGAAGCGACGGGCTCGGCACCACGAAGAGCCATCGCGGCGCGCGTAGGATACACTTCGCGAATACCCAGCGTTTTGCTGGGGCTGTTGGGGCGAGTTCTGCGGTCAAGAGCGCGAGCCATAAGGCCGCCTTTCTTAACCCGCCTAACGTCGCTTCCTCGCTAGTCTGGTGGGGTGGGTGCGCACAAAGCGCTATGTGCGGACATCCTAGTCAGGATAGTCGCCGCCCGTCAAGCTTATTTTTTGTCGTTGACCTTGGTGCCGACAAGTCTGCGTTCTTTAAGCTTTTTGATGAACTCCGACACGGGGAGCTGAAAACCTCGCGTGCCCGCGCTCTCGACGACCTCCATTTGACTGAGCCACGGCATGTCAGGGTCAACCCCTAGGCGCTCAGAGATCACGCGCGCATGCTGCGGCTTGTAGCGCTTCTTGGGGTCGGTCTTTCTCCCGTCCCCCTGTCCAACGTGCGGCGGTGTTTCGTTTGCGGCCATGTTCGCTTGAGCCTTTCCGACAAGTGCAACCCAGCGGTCAGTATCGAGGGCGTCGCGCACGATAGCAAGCTCTTCTTGCTTCTCCTTGGGAAGCTTCGAGAAAGCTTCGTCGGCTTTCTTTCGCTTGTCTTTGTCGATGGCATCGAACTTCGCAAGCAACTCCTTGCGCGACTTTTCCGACTCTTCGAATTTGCTTTGGATGTCTGCTAGGTGCTCCTTCAAGCGCCCTTCCGCTGCAGCCTTCTCTTCGGCGCTTTTGTTCTTCGCGGCTTTGATATCTGCCTCGTACTTCTCAGTCTTCGCTTTGAGGTTAGCGAGTTCCTTGTCTTTCGCGTCGTTGGCCGCCTTCAGCGCTGCCACATCATCGGCCCCCGCGTCAGCACCGCCCGCACCTTGGTTCGTGCCGTCGTCTTCGTTCCGATACACAACACCGCCCAGCTTTGAATTGATCAACATTCTTGTCTCCTAGAATTTGGGATCGCCGGGCAATTTGTTTTGCCGCACCGATACGTTTTCACCACGATCCATCATGTACGCGCGTTTGCGCTTCTGAAGGTTTCGCCGTTTGACTTCTCGGCGCTCTCTTCGGATCTCTTTGTATTCTGGTTTCGCAAACAGGTCTTTGTAGTCGTTACTCTTCGCCCCGTCGGGCAACGTAGGGAGCGCGGGCAACGGTTCATTGCCTAACGTGTCGAACTTCCCGCCCGATACGCGGGGCGAGAACGCAAGGTCGCACGTTGGTTTTGCGAACGGAGCTACCACGACCCAGACGTGTGACGTTTCGCCGCCGCACTCTTCGCATTCGAGCGGGTAGGCCTTTTTCGTCTTCGTCCCGAACGGTACATCGACAAGGCCCTCGCGCTCTGTGCCGCACTGTGCGCACTCGAAATTGTAGAGTCTAAACATTGACGATCCCGGGTTGCGGAGGTACTAGCGAAACGACGACGTGCGTGTCGCACGTCCCGCACGGCGCTATGAGCGACTCCCCTGTTAGCAACGCCTGCAGGAACTTCGGATCCCGCACACTACGCCGTCGCGCCGTGCACTCTTCATTGGGGCAGATGTAGTTGTACGAGATGTGTCCCGCTACCCTTTCCGGGTGACGCCGTACTTCTTCGGTCTCGGGGGTCGGGGCGGGGCCTTCGGTTTCGGTGTCTTCGGTTTCTCCGCTTTCGGCCCAACGCTTTCGGGCTTCGGCGAGTCTTCGTTCGACTTCATCATGGGTTAGCATCTTTCTTCCCCTTCTTCGTGATCACAACGTGAGGCTCGTTGGCTCCACACAAACAACGCAAAACAGAAATTCCCGAATCGAAATGCAACACGCGAAGCTTCGCCCCACAAGCCCCGCACACGAACTGGAACGCTTCAACCTTCATCACCAGGCCCCGAAGCGAAAAGCCCCGCAGTATCATCAGGGCCTGGCGTTCCGGTAGGACGTACCTTCCCTAGCATGCGCAGCGTCCGCTTGCTTTCCGCGCTGAGCCCCGCCGCGGCTTTGTCGAGCTGCGCAATCGACCCCATGGCGTCCTTCAGAGCAACCCGAACAGTGCGGCGCGACCCCGCCTTCAACCCCGACGCGGTCTTTTGCGGTACGCGCTTGAGCGGCGCTACCAAGTCTTCTCGACCTTCGACAAGGTCTTCATTCACAAGGCGGCAATGGCAAGGCGTGTTCCACCCACTGTGGATCGTCGAAGGGTGTAGTCCGCGCTCCGCCCATTGCTCCGCCGTCATGACCTCGCCGTGCACCGCTAGACAACGATGGCAAGTGTTAACGAGTTCAGCAACCCAACGTTGCCGCACTACGGGGCCGAACCCTTGTTCAATCTCGGCCAGCGCTTCGGGGTCCGCACCGTCTAGCAGTGCATCGATCTGGTCGTCGCTCAGATCGAGGAATTCGCGTTGCTGCTTAGTGATCTGCCCAACGAAGGACCCTTGACGGCCAGCCTCCATCACGGCGCCTTCACTGGCACCTATGGCGTTGTTGAGAAACTTTCCGAAGATCGGGCCTTCGTCGAACAGATCACTGAGCAACGCCTCTTCGATCGCCTCGGGCGACATACCCAACGCGATAGCGTCTTCGAAGAACGTATCCAGATCAACCGCAACAGTGTTGATCGCACGTTGCGCAAGGCGTTCGTATAGCTCGTCGTATCGAGGCATTAGTGGGAGATCGCCCTTTCGATGTCTTCACAACGCAACCGCAGCGCTTCGTTGTCCGCCTCTAACCTTTGCACCGCTTTGGTCGCGTCGTTTAGTTTCTTAGTCAGTATTCGAATGCTGGCTAGCAACTCCGAAATTTGGCGCTGCAATTGCTGCACCAAACTAACAATCGATACGCGCTCAGTCATGGCGTAACCTTCCTACGCTTCTTCGCCGCGCGGTTGCGCGCGTCGTTGATGTCTTTGACGAAGCGCTCGCGCACACGCGCCGCCCCCTTGGGCCCAAGGCCGAACCAATCGACGTACCCCATTTCCTGCACCCAACGCAGAACGTCGGGCGTTGTGTGTCCCACCACAACCGCGTTCTTGCGCGTTGCTATTGTAAAGAACTGCTTTTTGACGAAGCGCCGCATCTTGTCGATGAGGCTCTTCAGGGGCTTACCGCGTCGCTTTTTGCTGTCGAGAGTCGACGGAGCGTTCTCCTTGATCCGCCCACCGTCGATCGTTTCTTGCTTATAGACGCGCTCCCGAATATCCCCGACGACCAAGTCCCCCACGTCCCGCCAAGTCTTTTCGGGGAAGCGGATCTTGGGCGGACCACCAATGATGGTCCTGGTCAACGTAACCTTAACCGCCATCACTCAACCCCCGCGACTTCTTTGCGACGCTTACCCAACGCTCCGAACTTCTGCACCGCTTCGGTCGTTAGGGGGTCTATCGTGTCGCCGATCTCTTTGAGGATCTGTTCAAGCGCAGCTTCGATCGCATTGGCGAGGTTACTTGCTTGGGCGTCCTCGATGAGCTGCGGTAAGCGCTCCTTCCACAACGCGTGGACCTTCGTACGCACGTCTTCACGCATCGCTTCGGCAAGGTCTATCTCGTCGTGCAGTACGTCACGCATCATCTTGCCCCAGTTGTACCAGCGTCATAGCTAAGACGGGGTCTTCGAACCACGCCCCTAGATCTCGATCACGCTTCACAGGTCCAAAGGTGGAGTCCCAACGATCGTCGAAGTCACTCTTCTTGATCTGACTCGGGCGCCTGTTGCTGCCTTTGCTCATCGCGCTTCCCCTGTTGTGGGTTTCCCCGGACGGCCGCGGCGAAGCGTCCGCCCCCAAACAACCCACCACCCTGTGGTTGTGGGGCTGCCGGCTTCTTAGCTAGATTCTCTTCTATTCGCGCCTCGGCATCATCGATCGAAATCCCGTCGCGCTCCGCAAGCATCTCCGCAGCGCTGCGGAATCCGTGTTCGATGTCGTGCTTCTCTTCCGCAATACGCTCATCGACGCTACGCGGGATCTTGATATCCTCGAACGTCGTGATCAGTTTGTAGTTGCGCGCTTCCTCGGGAAGCTTGCCGAGCCAGATCAACGTGGCCCCAAGAGCCGGCCAAGTGCGTTGCTCCATGCGCGCATAGTGTCGCGTCTTGCGTTTACGCGCCCCGAGCTGCGGGAGCTTCTCGACGAGTTTCGCAAAACCGCTCATCGCGGCGCGTTGCTCTAAGCTGAAATCCCCAGGGCTTAGTTGCAACGTCAGCGCTAGCGTTTGGGCGAGACTCGTTAGGCAGTACACGAGCCCCTGGTAGTCATTACCGGGTTGCGAGTATGTCACGTCTTCGAGGCCTCCACCTAACACTACCGCGGGGAAGCGCACCCCCGTAGGTGCTTTAGCAGGGGCTCGGTTAACCTCGGACACTTTCCACACTGGGATCGCGCCGGGCTGAAACCGCAGCACATCGAGCACCGACGACCAACTGACGTTGAGCTGTCGCGCCACGTTGAGCCCAACAGGTTCCGCCATGGGGATCAATTCACCCATAGGCTTTGTGCGGTGCCACACGTTGAGCAGCATTACCGGCTGATCAACAACTTTGTTCGTAGGTCGCCCTTGCGCGTCGACGACTTGCATAGGCCAACGCAACGGGTTCTTACGATTGCTGCCGTCGATGATGTTGTTTGTCTCGAACTTGTCGATGCTTTCCGCCTCGAACTGAAACGATTGACTCGGGGTAACGACAGCATAGATTTTCTTGTTGTTGCGCAGTCGTTGCTGCGTGTCGAGCACGAAGCCCATATAGCTTTTTTGGTTTGCTAGATTGATCGGCTTGTCAGGGTCGCGGATAGGGAGCACGTGCTGTGGGTTGAACAACACCGGGTCGAGTTCACCGTTTTCGATCTGCATGAATTCACAGCAACTCCGCAGCGCCGTAACCCTACGGTCCAACGTCTCACGCATTGAATCGAATTCAACTTCACCCAAACAATCTTCGAGCTGTTTCGTAAGCTCTTCGCCCCTTGCGTCTTGCTCCCCAGTTTCGCGGTGCACGAGCTTACGAACGACGCCTTGCGTGTATGCGGTCGCGGTATCGTCAACGAACTTCTTCAGTAGAGGGATCGGAACCGGTTGGATCCGCTCACCGTCGATCGCAGCGCTGTTCGATTCCTTGTACTGCACCCGCAGGAGCTCTTGCGTATCGCGGAGCATTTCGCCGTCGCTGTATTCGACAGCGCGATCCATGAGCTCGGCCCACTCGTCGCGCTCTTGGCGTTCGAGCGCTGTGAGCGAGGCCTTCAGTGCTTCGACGATGTTGGCCATTACATGTTGTTAGGAAATTGGGAGTCTTCACGCTCCGAACCGAACGACACGGGCGCGTCGTCCGACGTTATGCGCGCTTGTGCGACGGCTTGCTGTTTGATCGCGTCAATGTTGCTAGCAACTTTTGCGTAAGCCGCTTGGCTCTTCGCCAACTCTTTGGAAATCCCAGCAACGAGCGGGAAGTCGTGCATCGCTTTGACGATGCGCTCCGCGATGACCTCGGCACCTCTTCGCATGTTGATCGGGCACCGTGTAACGAGCACGTCGAACGAATACTCACCCATCACGATCCGCGCGTTGACTCGCACGGTTTCGTCGGTGTTCGGGGCGTCGGGTAGTTTGCCTTCGGCTTGGGTAACGATCGCTTCCTTGCGTTTCGCCATTGTAAAGATCCCTTGTCTAATGCGTAGCCCTTTGTCTACGCGGCGTTGACTATAGACCGCTGTTGCTCGTCAAGTAAAGCCCTAGTTTGAGCGTCATGGTCGAGCCTCCAAAGATTGGGGTCTGACAGCCAAAGCCCCACGATTAGGTATCTAAGGGCGTCTACGGCGTGATCGAAGGTCCCGTCTTTCGCAGGGATATCGGAAACCGGACGACCGTCTTTGACCTCGGGGTAGCTGTACGCGGTGAGGCTCCGAACGATCCCCCGGTAACTCGACGCTTCGGCGAGGTGGCGCGCGAACAGTAGGCGGATGTGCTGCCCGTTGTCGGGATCACCGATCAACGCGCGCACTCGCTCAACACCGTAGCTGATTCCCGTGAACGCCCCAGCGACGTACGAGATGTTAGATCGCTTCGTGCGCCGCTTGATGAGCGATAGCGCCTGCATGACCTTCACACCCGTAGCCTGTTCGCGCGAATCCGCGGCGGGGTCACACCAGATCTGATCAATCGCGATCCCTTCGCGTTGATTGATGTCATTCACGCGGTGAGCCGCTTCGATCATACTGCAATTCTCCGGGTGCAGTTCACGGAACACAACCCACTTCATGTTGGGCAAACGACGCACCCACAAGAACGAAGACCTGCGAAACCCTGGATCAATCGCGAGGTATGTGGACTCGTTGCGATGCGCCTTGGGGTCGTAGTCTACAAACCAACGCGACGTGGGTTGGGGGTCGAACGCTTCGTACACCGCCCCTTCTAGCACCGTGAAGATCCCTTCGAGGATCGCCTTCTGCAATCGTGGCGAGTAGGCGAGTTTCAGATCGTTGACGTAGTCAGGGTCGAGGTTGTGTAGGTTCTCAAGGGTCGGTGCGGTGATGAGCGCGTGTCGCTCTTTTCCTGTGTTGAACTCATCGGCCATCCAATTCATCTGCGGCGTAGAGACGAACGCGCGTTGCGGGAACGGGCATCGAACACGCGCACGACCGACCGCAACGTTGTAGGCCTGGCTCGACCAGTAGCGCAGCTCGTCACCCGCGACCCAACCTACATCGAGCCCCTCGAAACCGTCCACGTTCTTTGCGCTTCGCAAGTAAACGCGCGTACCTTCGAAATCAAAATAAGCCTCGCCCTGCCAATCCACAACGCGCGGCATGCGGCTACGCGGTAGGAACGTGCGAAACATGCGTTGAATGGCGGGCCACGTAACCGCCTTCATGACGCGCCAGTTAGCCGCAACAACGAGTCCCGGAACCCCGGGGTTCGCAGCGATGAGCGTCAAGATCTTCCACGCAAGGATTGTCGTCTTGCCGGACCCGTACCCGCCCGACAACAGCAGAAACTTTTGCCGACTCATGAGGAACTTCAGTTGTCCGGGGTTCAGGTCTTTTTTGTTGACCTGAATTCGTAGCGTGCTCACTTGAACTCTACGACAACCGTTTTGGATTCGTTGTCTTCAAGACCCGCATCACCGAACATCCGCATATATTTTGCAAGCGCTTCGAGGGCCGAGATCTTCGAAGCGAGCTGCACTTTCATAGTCGTACCTTTGTCGGTGTTCGAAACGCTAATCGATTGCACACTACGCGCTACGTGCTCGGGCCACTTGCTCATGTGCTTCAAGCGCAGACCGTCTTCTTCCCAAACGCTTCGCGCGTCGGCCGTTGCAATCGCGACCCAATGTGTCACAACATCCTTCGCCGTCATGTCGATGTGTTCGAGCATTTTTGTGCGCTTTGCCTCTATAGCGGCCCTAATTGCAGGTTTCTGCATATTTTGTTGTCCTGCTCTAAAAGCGGTGCGCGGCGAATATCCCGCTTTGCGCGCGGCATCCGAGGCGTTGAACCCGTTGGCCAGATAGTGACCAATGAACGCCTCTTGCTTTGGGGTAAGTTTATCCTTCCCCGCTTTCCCCTTGCGCTTTGTTGCCATCGCGGTGAATTATATTCGCCTTGTGTACGATCACGCAAGCCCCCTAAACAAAAACCATACACAAAGGCAGAGCCATGCACCTGGTCCTTGTCCTGAGCGATCTGCATTTTGGGAAGCTCACCCCGAACTTTAACCTAGACATTGCCTCGAAGCGGATCCGCGAACTACCGGAAAAGCTGCGAGCTGAGATAGCATTCCCCAGCCGAGTCCAATCGATCACCGTCGTTTTAGGGGGCGACGAGATCGAGGGCGAAGACATACACGGATTCCAGAATTCACAGAACGAAGCACCCGTGTCCGTACAGGCCGATGCCGCATGCGAAGCTATATGGACTATGCTACTAAAGCTCGTCCACGGGTTCCCCGACGCCATCGTCTTCGTGCGCATGGTGTACGGCAACCACGGTCGAACGAGTAAAACCGCACACCCCGAAACCAACCACGAAAACGCGCTGCACAAACGCCTACACGATCGCGTTACGATGCACGGAGACCCTCGGTTGAGTTCGAAGCTCAACCTGGGGGCGTTCGAGGTGTTCGAATGTAACGGTTGGCATATTCTCGTACACCACAAAGGGATCAAACACATCGGCACACCTTCAGGGCGTCTGCGAATGCTCGGCTACATGCTGCGCTTCCGCACCCAAGTTCTAATTCACGGCCATTGGCACCGCGCGCAATTCGAAACGGAGCGCGGCATGTTCAAGGTGTCTAATGGGTCCCTTAGCGGCGCCGACGATCTTTCAGACGAAATGGGGGTGTGGGAACCACCTCGTCAAGTCTTCTTCGAAGTCGACAAAACAAAAGGCCCTGTGAACTTCAACTTCCTAGAATGGAGCAACGACGAATGACTCCCGAACAAGCCATCGACAATCTAGAGACGCCAGAACGCGAAGTCAAAGACGAACGCGTCTCCTACCTAACCGCCGACTTCAAGCGCGACATACCGATCGGTCCGTACGCGTATGAACTCTTCCACGTAACAGGACTGGGTGGCGCGCTCAGCTACAACGGTTTGATCAATTTCGAACTCCAGCAGATCTACATCGATGCGGACATCAACGAAACCAAACAAAACGTTACGCTGATTCACGAACTCGTACACGCCGCACTATACCTCCACACGGTGGACCACGAAGACGGCGTCGTGCGGGTTGGGGAGGAAGCACTCTGCAACATGGTGGGGCAGGTACTCACCCAAGCGGGGTTTCGGGCCGAGGAAATTTTCTAGCGACGAGCTGGACCCTGGTTCCGCGAGAAGCGGAACTGGCAACTTTTGTTGGGGCCCCTTACCTACCTGTACACTCTTTTATATATATTATTATTATTATTTTATTATAGAGTAGCGTAGCGGAACCAGGGGGTTTAATTATTTATTGCGCCGTTGTCGCGGAACCGGAACCAGCGAAACTAAATTGCTGTTGACACGGTTTCGAGCTTCACATACACAGCGCTTCGGCGGGCAAAGGGTGAAAAGTGAAGGTCTCGCGCCTTCCCCTTTCGTGTGGCCCATTGCCCGCCACCACACGAAAGGATCTTTGCTATGCCTACCCCGCTGCAGCTAGCACGTAAGAAATTGGACACGAGTTGTCTCACTCTAGAAGACGCGAAGAAGCTTGGAATTACAATACTTTCTAGTGCCGCGACGGCTAAACTGTTCCCGAAAACAAAGCAGCCTAGTCTCAAAATTACCTACCACGATCTCGACGGAAAAGTGCGCCGTGATGTGTATCGCGTACGGCTTTTGGGCGAGACCCCCAAGGGTCGTTTCGGCGAGGTTCCGGCTAAACCGCTTCGCTATCTGCAGAACGCGGGGGCTCCACCCGCGGCCTATTTTCCCAAGCTGGTTCCGTGGCGGTCCGTAGTTAAGGACCAAAACCAACCTCTGGTTCTAACCGAAGGGGAACTCAAAGCGAGTTGCGCCGCAAAATTTGGTTGGAACTGCGTCGGGCTGGGGGGCGTGTGGAACTGGAGGTCGGCCGCCAGGGGTTGGGCGTTGCTCCCGGAACTCCAAAAGTTCGCTTGGCAGGGCAGAGACGTTGTGATCGCGTTCGACTCTGACGCGCTCACGAACCCCGACATAGCCCGAGCGACGGGTGCCTTGGTAAAACACCTATGCGGTCTTGGGGCGTTGCCACGTGTTGCCGAGCTTCCCACCGTTAAGGGTTACGCAAAGACGGGTCTTGATGATCTCGTGTTCGCAACAGACCCAGATACACTCGAACGCGTATTGAACAGCGCAAAGAGCGACGAACTAAGCAGGAAACTGTGGGAGGCCAATGAGCGTTTTGCCATGGTGATGAACCCGGGATACATTTACGAAGACTCTACGGGGTCGCGGCACAAACTTTGGGGTTTCAGTCGTAGTTTGTTCGCGAACATACACGCGACCCAAATGGTGATGAACAGCGACGGAAGCTCGAAGATCAAAAAAGTAGGAGTTGCGAAAGAATGGATCGAATGGCCGTTGCGACGGCAGTACAAAGGCACCACGTACCAGCCGGGTAAAGGGCGTGTTGTTAACGGCCATCTTAATGAATGGTCAGGCTGGCCCTATCAGCCTAAGAAAGGGTCGGTGACGTTGTGGCAAGAGCTTCTCGACCACGTTTTATGCGCGGCTACCGACGATGAACGGCACTGGTTCGAAAGCTGGTGCCTCTATCCCCTAGCCAACCCGGGGGCAAAGCTGCACACCGCTGCGGGTATTTGGTCAGACGTTCGGGGTGTTGGAAAATCGTTCATTGCATACACACTGCTACGTGTGTACGGGCGCAACGGCACAGAGATAAACCAGAAGCAGCTAGAGTCAGACTTCAACGCGCATTCGAGTATGCGCCAGTTCCTTTTTGTCGACGAGTGCACAGGTGATAGCTCGCGCCATAAGGCAGACATCATGAAGAAGTTGATCACCCAAAGCGAGCTATGGGTTAACCTCAAAGGTATCGACCAATTCGCCCTTCCTGACTGCATCAATTACTACATGGCGAGCAATCGGCCCGACGCGTTCTATGTGGAGCCCGGAGACCGCCGCTTTTTTATTCACGAGTCAAAGGCTGGCCTCAAAAACTCGACCTTTTACAAGCGATACGCCAAATGGCGCGACTCTGACGCGTGCCCCGAAGCGTTGTTTTACCACGCACAGCACTTCGACTTTAAAGGCTTCGAGGCACATGACCACGCCCCCATGACGGACTCTAAGCAGCAAATGATTGACATCGTGCGGACCGACCCGCAGATCTGGGTTGATAAGCTACGAGACTCGCCGGATGAGTGCTTGCGGATCGGTAGTTGTGTCGCTACTCGCGACTTATTCACCCCTGAAGAGCTGCGCACTTTTTACGCACAAACTCTCGACTACCACGAGAAGGTGTCGCCCCGGGTGTTTAGTGTGGCGTTACGCGCTGCGGGGTTTGAGTTGGTGCACGTTAAGGTCGACGGGCTTAAAGGGCGTTACTACGTCGCGCGCAACAAAGAGAAGTGGCTCAAAGCTACGCATGCTCAATGCGCTCAACACATTAAACAGCACCGCGACGCAGATCGCGCATTTCAGGGGTGACCCCATGACAACAAACTGGCACCTACCCACCGACCTAGTGGACGACTGGAAAACTACAGAGTCGCCCACGTTTATGCACGTAACTGGCAAGGGCTGGTTTTTTAGGTCGCGGCACAAGACGAGCGTTGCGCACCTGGACGGCCACGCGTTGCGATCGCATCGGTACTTCGGACCGTTTGAGACCGAGGACGCGTGTGTGTTCGCTTATCAGGAGTATCACGATGCGGTTTGACGTCGTGTGTAAGTTCTGCGGAAAACCGTTGACAAGAAAACAATTTTCACAGTATTTGACGAACGTACGAAGGCGCGGCGCTAAGCACGGGGGCGCGAGTTGTAGCCTGCTGTGTTTCAACACGCACGTCAACCGGAAGGGGAAAACCAATGCAGGAAGCAAAGCAAGACGGCGAAGTTCAAGAAGTGCGCAAACCCAAAACGTTCGCTATTGACGTAGGCCACACGCTGAAGATCGTTGGGGCCGACGACTACGTGTGGCGCGTCGAGCACGTCAACGAAGGCAAGAACCGCGTCACCCTACGCCCTGCGCATCCCGACGATCGCGTCATGGACCGGTTGAAGACCGCCGCGGACAAGCAGCACGAAAGGCAGCGGTGACGTATGAAAGTGTGGGCCGTTGTCAACGTTGTGGATAAGAAGTTATAGAAAATGGGGGGAAGCGATGACTGTGCGGAGCACAAAAACCAAACGCGTCACGTGTAAGCTGTGGTTGGGCGACTGCCTGCAGGAAATGAAACGGATCAAAGGGTCTAGCGTTGATCTGACAGTTACGTCACCTCCATATGACAATCTACGCACATATAATGGGTCTTTGGTGTGGAATCCTTGCGTTTGGGAGCGTGTGCTAAAGCAACTATTTCGCGTAACTGCGAATGGTGGTATTGTTGTTTGGGTTGTGGCCGACGCCACGATCAAGGGATCTGAAACGGGTTCGTCGTTTAAACAAGCCCTGTACGCAAAAGACTGCGGGTTTCGATTGCATGACACGATGATCTGGGCGAAGCCCACGTTTACTGCGGTAGGAGCTTTGCGTACGCGGTACGCCCCAACGTTCGAGTATATGTTTGTTTTTAGTAAGGGGAAGCCAAAGACGTTCAATCCGATCAAAGACCGTAAAAACAAAACCGCGGGCATATCCTGCCATGGGACCATGCGCTGCAAGGACGGGACCATGAAACCTAAAACCGGGGCAGGTAAAAAAAATATTGCGGAATTTGGGCAGAGATTCAATGTTTGGAACATGGCCCCGCACATGTCGCGTAAAGACACAAGGCACCCGGCCATGTTCCCTGAAAATTTAGCCGCGGATCACATCATCAGTTGGAGCAACCCGGGGG